TTGAACGTCTTCGATTGCATTGTACTCGAGACCTTTTGCAGTATCAATTCTAGTAGACTGATCGTTGCCTCTAACTGGAATAAAGAAGTCCTCCAATAAGTTCTGTTGGTTGAACTTCATGTTGTATTGACCAGTTTGAGCGTCGATAAGAGAAGTCTTCTTCATCTTACCAATCATACGTTGAATGTAGTTCTCAACCTCGTTTGGTGGAATGGCTCCCACGTTAACGTAGAACGTTCTTCTTTCTGGGGCACGAGTAATTCTATGAATCAACATCGCGTCTTCAATTAAAGTATACTGTTTGAATAGTTTTCTAGCCGGTTCTAAGTAAGATCTACCGTATGGTAAATAGTTAACGTCACCCAAGAATCTAAAGTGAGCCATTTCGTACAAATCAAACCAAATTCCTGGATCTTGATTGTTGTAAGCCGAAGTGTATCCTGTCGTAGAACTGATAGCAGCGTTAGGATCAAATTTGAATCTTACCTCGTTTGGATTTTTAGGGTTAAAGCCTTCCTGTCTAACAATATTGTAAGCCGAAAATGGAATTACGTTGTAAACTCCGTACTTCTCTGCGATCTCCAATTTTAAATAGAAATCACCGTACTTACACATGTTTCTAATCCAAGACCATAGATTAAATTCTATGTTCATTACCGAGTAGAACAGATTTTCTAGTATGTTTTGAATGTTTTCGTCTGCAGAAGTAATGTGTAGTACTTGACCTTGATCGTTCTTTAAAGTACACTCATCTGCGATAATATCCAAAGCAGAAGCGATGATGGCATCAGTGTCCATTGCATCGTAATCAGCGTATATTTGTACACGAGATGATTGGTAGTTCTGCGCTAGATTTAGATTAACTCCATAAGCAGTAGACGTAGTGTATACCTTGTGGAATCTATCGATTAACGAGTTAGTTTGAATTACACCAGAAGTCTGGATGTGCTCTGTATCTATTACGCTTAAGTTCTTACCTCCAGAATCTCTGATAATGACATCAGTGGAGAATAGTCTTCTTAGTGCCGAAAATAGATTGTCTTGTTTGTTCTCTGCCATATTATATTGTTATAAAAGCCAAGTTAAATCTTGTTGTTCTTGTCCCATGGGAGTTACTATCTCTTGTTTCCATGGATTTTGACCGTAATTAGTATAAGATTGGTACATTGGGCTGTCTTCTCCCGCTTTTGTATACGCATTTAAAGTAGCGTGAGTTAGGCTTTCTGCCGTTCTTCTAAATCTCAAAGAAGTTTCTCTCAAATACATAGCGATCGCGAAAGCCATAACCAAGTCATCGTTGTATCCTGACATGGCCTGTTGCTTACCGTTCTTCCATATAAATACGCGAAGCTCCTCTAATAATCTAATCGATCTTATAACTACCGTTTTGGTTTCAATAAAATCTCTCATCTTTTCTAGTACCGAAGGCCTAACCTTGGTGCTCATGGTGAATCCTGGTACCAAAGTAGAGTTCCCGTAATGCACTTGTAAATAGCTGTTTAAGTCAGCGTTACTGTCAGATCTGTGGCTAAAGTGTATATTGGAATAGCCACTCTCTACCACGCCTTGAACTACGTCCCAACCTATATTTGCGTTTTCAATTACCAATAAAGCTTGATTGTATCTGGTTGCTATTGCTATCAACTCGTTGGCAAACACCCTGGTATCTGTCTGGGCTTTAAATTCAGCTACTTGTGTTAATGTCTCTGTATCTATAACGTGATATGCAGAGTAGTCCATTGCGTCTCCCCTCGCTACGTCAGCTACCACCATGTAGTACGTGGTGGGCTTGGGATATTCCCAAATCCAAAGTGCTTTTTCCTGGCCTTCTCTATTGATTGGCTCGGATATCATATTGGCCTCGTACCAACTTAAAATTTCTGGAGGAATTACGGTGTTACCTGAAGTTGCAAAGTCGCAATCGCACTCTTGAGCAGCCATTCTAGCTCCCAAATCAGTGTCTTGCTTGTCTCTCCAGTCTTGTGCTCTTTCAGGGTGGACATTCCAAGGTAAAGAAATAGGTAGAAAACTATTCTTTTGTAATTGTGCTTCTGTGTAAGATTTGTGGAACCAGTTACCAACACCGTTAGGAGTAGATAAAGCTATACATCCACCACCGGTGGCCAAGGTCATCTTAGCAGCAGTGTAGATGGTTTCAATATTATCGATAAACGCGGCCTCATCAATCACTAGCAAAGATACGGCTTCCGAACGACCTGCGTCACCGGCTGCCGATACAGCTTTGATTTGAGAACCGTTTGTTAGCCTTAAACTTAATGCGTTGTTGGAAGTTGCGGCCGCTCCAATCTTCATCCAGTTTGGAAGGTTATCGTAAGCAAATCTAACTTTTGTAACCATGTTCTTTGCAGTATCCTGCTTGGTTGCAATTACAAGAACGTTCTTATCTTTTGAAAATATCATCATCCACAAAGAGTAAGCGGACACTAGAGTAGAGATACCCAACTGTCTTGACTTATTGATTATGGATTCGGGGTGTTTTTGAAATAAGGTTAATACCTTCTCTTGGAAAGGATAAAGATCGAACAACATTCTGCCTCTTTGTGGATGTTGGATCATGTAGTACTTCTTCATGAAATACACCGGATCTTTAGCGCAAGTTATAAACTCGTGCTTAATTCTTTCTTTTATATCAATCTGACTGTCTGCCATTATTTATGCGTTACTGCAAGACCAAGGATTAGAAAACCCATTCCAAATTTAGTAAGCTTATTGATTTTATTTTTTCTGTCCAATTTTTTAATGTCGCCTTTTAAGCCTTCAACCATAATTTTATAGTTGTCTTGTTGTTGAACTTGCTTTTGTATGATTGATTCGTAGTTGCCCTCTTTAGTTCTTAAGGTTATAATTACTTTATCTTTACCATTTACAGTAGATTCTAAGTTAGTGATCAAGCTGTCTTGATTTAAAACAATATTCTTTGTTCTATCAAAATCAATTAAATCAACTACTACTGCCTTTGAAACCGGCACTGGTAATATGGTTGTGTCCTTAGTTTCAACTTTATATTGCTCTGCGTATCTAACAACAAAGAAGCTGTCAATCTCATGAGGTCGCATTTTAGCTGCTGCCTCTAACTCTGATTTGTCTTCTTTTAAAGCTTTGATATTGTCTTTTAAAATGTTCGATTTAACAATTAGCACTTTGTTCTTGTACTCTTCGTCAATGATAGCGGTTTCTAAGCTATCGTTCTGAACATGTAAAGAATCGATATGAACGGCCAAAGAATCGATTGTGTTTTCGTAAGACTCTGTTTTGAATCTAACAACATCAAATTCTTTAACAAGCAACCAAATTGCTGCCAATAAAAATAAGACGATAACGCCTTTAATTGCTATTTTCATAGTTTTCTAGTTTTCTAATAAATATGCCACTAAGCCTCTTCTGCCACAGAGTCGTAGATGCGCTTTTTACTAATTAATAAAAATTGAGAATGGGACATTCTAAGTCCATTTATGTAGTATTCCTCTTTGCCGTCAGCATAAATCATTGCAGGGCCTTTCAAATTGTGAGGTTTTCTATTCTGTCCCGGATCTTGAATGTAATGTATTTTGATGCCATCGATAGTTTTCATGACACCGTACGTAATCTTTTTCATATAACCAATTTAATAAAAATAATTGAAAATAAATATCTAAAGTATGTGGTGAACATCTATTTTTTAAAGTAATATTCGCATATAATACCAGAAAGTAAAGAATTGTCTGCTGTGTGGGTATCTTTAAAGGTAACACCTGTAGATTCTGCAAGCGTATTTAATATTAAATAATCGACGTTTCCATTACGATCTAACTCGAATGATTGCTTGTCGTTATTACCAAAACTCATGACTATAAGCAGTTTATAGTTGTTAGTAAAATTCATAAGAGTATTATTAAGATTTTGTCCTCTTAGTCTAATATCAGCGATAATATCCTCTTTACTTATGCCTTGTTCAAATAGCTTATAAACTTCAGTTGGATGTTTAGTTGTGCCTGGTGCATACATCATGATGAATAGTTTATCTGCATTATCATGTAGCATGTTTTTAAATCTAGTAATGCACCTTTGATAGTACAAATAGTCTTCTTCTTTTCTTGGGTTCTTGTGAAAGAAAAAATCCTCGTGATATTCGGAGTGTCCACAACCATTATCATTGAAATTATGCGCAGCATCTAAATAATAAGATTTGTCCATAAACTTATTAAAATCATTGTTTAATACATCTATGATAATTTTTTCGTCTGTAAATAGCCAATCAAATGGATAGGATACAGTCTTAACGTGAATGCGTTGTAATAGTCTTGCAGGGTGACAAATGGTTCCTAATGAGCAAAAATATTGAATTGCCATAACAAATTAAAGCATTCTAAATGCTAACCTCTTATTTTTTGGATTGTATATTGACAATGAGGATTCGAATTCAAATTCAGAAGAAGAGAAGCTCTTTAGATTAAATCTAGCAGTATTCTGTTTAACGTTCATTGTTAAATATAATTGTTTAACTTCTGATTTGCTCATTATATCGGTTAAGGCTTTTTTATAAACTTTACTAGAGTTTAGGGAAGCCGCTACGTAATTAACCAATGGAGAAGTAATTACTCCATAATAAGCTTTAGGAGATATGTCTCTCCATCTTATAGGAAAACCAGGCGCTTTTTTAATAGATGCAAAGAAAGGCGCAAATTTCTTTTTTATAATGGCATCTTTTTGTTCGTCGGTAGTTGCAGATTTTAGTAATTTATTAAGGTAATCGTTTATAGACTGCGCATTAATATCTTTAACCGGTACTTTTATAATTTGAGAGAGTTTATCCATTCCGTCTAATTTTAATGCTTTTGCAATACTTAGAGGACCTTGAACTCCATCTTCTCTTATAATAGTTGTAAGTAATTTATATAACGATTTTTGTCCGGGTGTGGTTAATTGCTCGGGCTTAATATTTTTTACTGTGTCT